AGGTGTCTCTTCACCACGTTTATAAATACTACCTCCAGGTTTAACTGGATTATTTTTTATAGTTTCAATTGTAGGATCATTTTTACTAATTATTACTTCTGGATCTTCTTTTATTATTATTTCACCATCATTATCACCACTAAATATTTTATCAGTATTTCCTTCGCCTGTGCGCAATTTACTAGTTTCAACTTTAGTTTTACTTATAACCGGAGCTCCGTCTGGAAAATTTTGTGTTGGAATATTAATTCCAGGACCAGTTAATTTACATCCATTATATCTATGATTTATTGCACCTAGAGAAGCTTCTGCAGAAATATTTGCATTAATATTATGACCTAATGCTGAACTATTTGCTACATACATGTTTCTAATAGCTAATGATCCAGATGTATTATTAACTTTTGCATTGAAATCAGGAGATGTATTAGGTAATAAAGAAGTAAATGTGTTATTAATAGATCTTATAACTGGAGGAATGTCATCAATTGATGAAGAATATGTATTATTTTTATATTGTACAGGTTTACTAAAAACTGAATCTTTACTTCGTTCTAGTAAATTAGGTTGTATTAATAATCCTTTTATTTTATCAACACGAGCTGGTATTAATTGATCTAATTGCCTAAAAAATGATAAATCAAATAATGAAAATAATTCAATAAATGCATTAATATCATTTTTACTACTGTATTTTTTCCAATATGATGCAGCTAATTGTATTAATTCTGGATATGATTTTTTATTCATATCTTCTGGATCGCCAATAAACTGATCTAATCTTTGATATCCTAATTGTGCTATAATATCTTCATCTATCATTGTTTGAGGAGAATAATATACTCCTAATTTATTTAAATCCAATGGAGCCGTATCATATTTAGCTAATGAAGCTCTATTAGTGCTACTCAAATTATCAGTTAATGTATATGGTTCTATACGAATTTTATTATCATCAAAGGTTCCAGCTCCTATAGAAATACCATCATAATAATATGTTTCTTCAATTGAATCATATGGATTATCAGAACTCCACCCAATAAATGACGCTGAAATACTAGAAGAAATTGGTTCTACTCCTCCCAAACTAGAAGTTATTGAATGATTTATATTTTCTGTTAATGGTAATCTAAATACTAATTCATCATATGCACTATTGTTTCCATCGTATGCAGAAGGAGCTTTTGTATGATTAGTAAATGGATCATCTTGCAAACTAGAAGTCCATAATCGTAGTTCTTGTAATTGTCCTTCTAATCTAGAACCGCCTGCAGTTCCTCCTATAGTCAATGTTCCAGTATTAGCAAAATTTGCTGTTGCTGAAGAAGAAACAGCAGCTACAATTTTTCCAAATTTTGATTTTTGTACTACTAATTCTAATGTTCCTAATGACCCACTTCTTAATATAGTATTTAAATATTCTCCATTATAACATTCAATTTGTTGTGTAGCACTTCCATTTATACTTAATGTACCTAATGTTCCACGTACAAAATCAATAGTAACATTATTAGATCCGATAGAATATAAGTTCATTGAACTTGGTACTGTAGGATTTTTTATTACATCATCTACTTTAAATCTTAATTCAACTGAATTGATTGGTTGCTTATAATCTACTTGTACAATACCAGCACTATTATCTATTAAATCTAATGCATAATCAAAATTTAGTTTTTCATATACTGGTTTTCTTGCAATTCTAGGACCGCCATATTCTTTTATTGTTATTAATGATTGTGGTACACCATAACATGCTAATAATGCTTGAATACTTCGTTTTGTTCCTTTTGACTTTAATAATGCTGGTATATTATTTACAATTCTACGCCATACTAAATAAGTCATTTCTCGGCCTGGTAATGAAGGTTCTCCAACAGTATTAGATCCAGTTAAAGGAGTTCCAGATTCGTCAGTGCCTAATATATATTCCCATAAATTTTGATATTGATGTCCATTTGTTAAAGTCCAACCAAATTGTTTTGCAACTGAATATAATAATTCATTTGGCATTCCAACTTGAGGATGTTCATCTCTATTATGTATTTTCATCATTTCTTTTGTATATGTATACAATAAGTCATAATGATGTCCTAACATATTTACAAATGTTTCTAACTGTTCATTTTTTTCATCTAATAAAATAAATTCTGGTACTGTTCTTGTTAAACGATTATTATTACGTTTATCATATAACGATGCAGAAGAATATGTTCCAGAATACCAATTTTCAAAATTGCTACTAGAAACAGAATACAATGTATATGGTCTATTCAAATTACCTTTTGGTACTGGTGTTATATAACTACCCGTTATGAATGATACATTCGGATCAATTAATGGAATATCATTAGTAAATAATCCTGATTCAGATTTGTAATATAAAAAGTTTTCAAAATGATCAAATGTTCCAATTAAGTTATCATGTAATGATTTAAAATCAGCTGCGTTTGTTGTAGATGTTCCTCCACTTAATGCAGAATTAGATGCAGATTGTTTTGTATAATATTCTAGAAGTTCTAATTTATATTTAAAATTTGATAATCGCTCTGTAGCTGAACTATAAAAAACAAAATTATTAAAATCAGTATAATCAATATTTAAATTTACTCCTGATAATGATCCTGAAAAATAAGTATCAATAATTTGCTGAGATGTTTGTAATGATGATCCTAATAAGTCATTCCAATTTTTTAATGTAGTTTCAGATGACATGAATGCATCATCATACGCTTGCCAATTAACACCTTGTAAAGTATTAAATTGCTCTATAACGGCTGCTGGTGTAATTGATACTGAATCTACATATGGTAATTTAAGTTCTTTAGATACCCAACATTTAAAATTCTTTTTAAATATTGATTCATCAACTGGATCTAATGTTTTGACAAATAAATATTTACCTATTACTACACTATTAACAAAATGTATAGTTTGATTACGTCCAAAATTCAATACATATGTTTCATGGGGTTGAGTATTAAATGCAGTTTGATTTATATTTGCTGCCCAATTAGACATTCCTTGTAAATGTTGTCCATTTTGATCATCAATTAATCGTAAACGTATTTCTTTTTTATTTGGAGCTATTTTATCAATAGCTAATGCTGGTGAATTGTAATTACCAATTTTATTTTCAAAGAAATTTAATATAAATCTATAATTACCAGCTGTTAAACCTAGATCATTAAATTGTTCAAATAAATCTAATTTTAAAGGAAAATTACTTAGTATTATATTATTATTTTCATCAACAAAATTTGATTTATTAATTATATTAAATAAATTTACAGAATCATATTTTCCAGTAATCCAATCTTCTCCTGCATATACATGAAACTCTACGTCAGGAAAAGATTGATTTAAAATAAATTGATTAATATTTCTAATAAATGTATTCTTATCAACACCAGAATATCGTTGTGCTTCTATAGCACTTGGAGCATCTATTATTTGTTTGTTATTTGAATATTGTTTTAACATATATACATTCTATTAGTTTATAAATCCACTATATACTCCATTTCCATTAGGAACTTTTTTAATACTAGTAGCATTATTCCAATCATTTACTAAATAATCTGAACCATCTGAATTTGTTGCTCTCCAATTTCTAAGGTTATCAACTCTATCCCAATTTTTACCGTAATCTTGTATATTAGAATCCCACATTTGATTTCCAGAACTTGGAGTTTCAAACAGAATAGTATTTGGAACAACTTTGATGTCGTTAGTCGGAATATCAGATCCATCTGAATTTGAAGTTCCACCAGACCATCTATTTAATCCAACAAATATAAATGATAAGTCTACAGTTCCACCAGCTGGTGAAAACGTGTCAATTTCAATTTCAATATTTTTTGTAGAATTTTTAGGAAATGAATTGTTTGGAAATACTTCATTCATATCTAAGAAAAATCCACTACGATCATTTGAAAGATTTGTAGTATCTTCAAAAGGAACTCCAGAATTAGCTGCAATATTTGCATGCGTTTTAGCTCGAATTCCAGTACTCGTTGTCAGCAAATGAGTAATATCTCCTGAACTTCTATATACTCTATAACTATATCCGTTATTTGTTAGTGCAGTTGATGGAATTGGAATTCTAAGTCTATATAATCTAGTTTTTTCATCCTCTTCATCTAATCTACCAGATTGCATTCTATAATATGTTACATTTCCACCCCACCCTGAATTACCGGATGGATCGCCAGGACTTTTTAATCCATCTAAAAAGTTTTTAGGTTTTTTATCTCTTTCAGCAATTTGTTGAATATCCCATCCTTGACTATTCCCTGCAACAAAATTTCTAAATGCATTTTGCACAAAATTAAGATAAGAAGACCCATTTGTTAAATCTATGCTTACATTATTAAATAGATAGTTTGCATATGAGTCATTATATATACCAGTAAAACTTGAATCATCTGGTAAATTACTATTAATTTGTATAGTACTGTTTAACATTTCATCAATATCAAATTCAGTAAGTCTTGTTGTTTTGTTTCTCCTTACAGAGTCGACATCTGAAGGATTAAAGGTATCAGGTTTAATATCACTATATTTTATCTTACCAAAACTACTACCTATTATTTCAATTTCATATTTAGGAGAAGGTTGTGATGGTAATGGTAATCCTGTATATCGTTCTGTTAGTGTAACTTGTATCTTTCCATATACATTTCCTTCTGCAAATGCATCTTCTGGATAATATGGATCTAAAATTTCATATCCATCAAAAATTCCCGGAGATACATTTAAAAATGTATTATCTAAAACGCCATCATCGCCTGTATCATTTCTTTGGCCAGCATCTTTACCATCTATATTATCATTTATATTTGAAAATGGTTTCAAATTATTTTTTAATGCCCATATACTATTAGCTTTTATTTCAAATTTTCGTTTTCCTGTTCCTTGTACAAGATAAAGTCCTTTACTAAAGTCTGCTTGATTTCTAATTAATTTACCTTGATATGGATCGCTTAATATACCAGCTTGTACATCAATATCTAATGCTGATTCATCAAATTCTAAATCTTGAACAGTGGTCGATATTTGTGCTGGAAATTTAAAAAATGTAAATTGAGTATCAATTGCAGATAAAACAGATCTATTTGTAAAATTATTTGAAATTGGTTCGAATACTAATTTTTCATTGATATTACCAGATATTAAACTAGCACTTTCATTTAATTGTATATTTCCTTTTAAATCACGATCATTAAATGATTTAATATTTGATTTATATACAGATCCACTAACACGATATTTTTCATATTCTAAATCAGATAGCATAGTAGGAGCTATTGGTGGTGGAGGAGCCATTCCGGTATTAGATCTTCCTACTAATGCTCCGCCGACAGTTGTAGTTGGTCTATTAGTATTTACAGGAGTAATTGGTCTATTAGAACTTAAAGTGCTAATTGAAGTTAATGAAGCATGTGCACCACTCGAATGAGTAGCTCCAACCATGGGTCCTTGTACTGGATGAATATGATAATCTCCTATGAATTCAGTTCCATCAGGCAATTCATATTCACCACCAGCTGTATATAAATTTTCTTGTACTGCATTACTTACAGCTTGATGTACAATCCCTTGAGCATTTCCTAATATATTACTAATATTAGATCCCAATTGGGACTGTTTTGGATATTTTTTTAAATTTTTTATTAACATATTATCTTACAACTTTAAAAAATAAATCATCTTCAATAAATTCTTCATAAAAACCAGAAACTACTTTAAATGCTAATCTATAATATCGCTCAGGCATTAAACCTGTCATATCAATATTAATAAAATTTCCTATAGAGTCACAACTTATTTTTGTATATTGAGAATCATATGGTATAACAACTTCTTCAGTTCCTGCGTCAATAACTGAATATAATGTATCTGCTGGTAAATATTTTACGGTTTGTTGCGGAAATAAATTAGTTGGAGATTTTTGTGGATATTTATCTCGAGCATAAATTCTAATTTTATTTACACTAGTATCTTTATATTCTTTTTGTAAATTTGTATATATTTTATATGAATCTAAATCAAATTCTGATAGTGATCCTGTATCAAATGATGATTTGTCAAATAACATTAATATTCTAGGAACATATATAGTATGAGTATCTCTACTAAAAAATCTTACAAATCCAGAAACATTTGTGCTAGCTTCATCTTCTTCTGAAAATTTTAATAAAAATCCATAATTAGGAATTGTTTTATTATCTGATCCACTTATCCAAGTAACAATTGCTCCTGTAACATCTATATTAAGATCAGTAGGTCGTAAATCAAATGACTCAGAGACATTTAATCCAGGCTGATCAAAAAATGATTGTGAGAAAAAACTAGAACTATAAACTCCAGATCCTGATTGATATAACCAACTACCACCTTTTCCAGATCCGCTTATATATAAACTTGTTTCATTTACTTGTTGTAATTGAGATCCAGAAGTCCAAAAGAATGATCCTGATTTAGGATTATCCCAACAACATCCATCAATAATCGGAGTTGTTACATTTTGGAATCCTGTTCCATTATCCCAATCATCTCCTACTAGATTTGCATCTATTGTATATGCTGCTGGTAAATTTTTTGCATGAGTCGTATAAAGTTTTAACATAAATTTACAACTATTTAAATCAACATTATATTTGTCGACTGCATTAGTTACATCATTCATATCAAATTTAATTAACGATCTTGACTTTAAAAAATTACTTCCAGACGTACTTAATCGTTTTCCTACTTCTAATACTTCATCTAATCCAGTATTATATGTTGATAATGATTCATATAATGTTGCGTCAGCTGATGGATATATTATTTTAAACATTTTTTACCTTAATAATTTACTACTTTTCCTTTAATGTCTTGATTAGGATATTTAATTTCAAATATTGCAGGATCTAATGGAGGATATATTACTCCTTGTTTTGTAGCTCCTACTAAATCATATACATTTCCTGAATATCCGACATTTAAGTCATATACATTTTTAAAATCTATTCCAACAACGTTTTGTACTCCGCCTACAGCTCCTAAAACGTTCATTACCTCAGCTTTTAGAATTGGTTGGTTAATTTGCCAATTATCAACATTAAAATATGATTTAAGAACATCAATACATTGTAATAATACTTCGTTTGAATTATAATTATTTCTAATTATTATTTCAAAATCTATAGCTACATTAACAATTAATGCATCTGCAATATTAACAGCATCTGTTAACATTCTATAATATGATAAATAATTTTTCAAGTTATTTTTAACTGCATCATTTAGTTGTGTTAAATTTTTATTTTGATTATAACCTAATACATATAAATTTAATGCTAATGGATTAGGAACACGATTTGAAACAAATTTTCCTTGTGATAATTGATCATCTGGAACTATATATGCTTTTGCAACTGATCCAAATTTAGAAGGCATTGCATATGATCTAATAATATAATCATTTTTTGTTACTGTACGATTTTGAGTTGCAAAGTTTGACATTGCATTATTTTTAATATCTTGAGTAGTGTCTGCAGTTTTACCTCCAGTAGCTGGATTGGGATTATTTATTGCTAAACTAGATTTGACAAAATTTAACATTGATGCACTAGATGTGCTATTAGGATCATCATAAAATTCTACAAATTGTATATCGGTTACTATTCCTGAAGTAACATTGTCATTTACTCCTTCTCCGGTTGAATATGTAACTGTTAACGTTGTATTTGAAGGAGCTTGTCCATATGCTCTTGTATATAAAAAATTGGATGGATCTATATCAACATCTAGATTTCTTGAAAATCCTTGTAATCCATTTCCAACATTCTTTGGATTAGGAATAATTTCTTCATCATTATTATCACTTATACCAGCTCCAAACTGTATTTCAAAAGTATTATTACTTCGTAATCTACAAACATATCGTTTTGATGTTTTTCTTAATTTTAATAAAAATGGAGATGAGTCTCTAAATTGTGCAAAATCTGGATCATTTTCTATTAAATTAGGTAATTCAGTAAAAACAGTATCTTGTGCTAAATATGGAACTTTAGTCCATGCATCTCCGTCAGATTCAGTTATACTAATGATATCTATAACATTAGAATCATTAATAACAATTTTATCATATGGTTTAGGAGATCCAAATGTAAACGTTGCTGTTTTAACATTTCCTGACACTGCAGGAGCTTGTTTTTTTAATAAATAATAAGTAGGCTCACCAGTAGCATCATCACTTTCATATACTGTTACTTCAGTTGTGTCTAAAGAAGATGAAAATGTAAAATCTACATCTTGTAATGTTCTAAATTGTGTAGGTCCATTATTTTGTTTACCACGAAGTCCAGACTTAATACTTAATGCAAATGTATAATCTGGACGATTATTAACTCCTGATCCAATTGCTGGTACTAATTGAAATACGTCTAATGTAGTATATGATGGAATAACATTTCTAGCATGATATCCTAATGTTTTTGCTAAGTCATATATATTTTTTCTTTCCGCAGCTTGTTCTAATAATGATTCTTTTAAATTATTATCAGAATAATAACTTAATACATCACCAACATAAGATGCCATTTCCATAAACAACATACCAGGAGATGATTCATTGAAATCTGTATAATCATTTGGAAAATATTGTTTTGTAAAATCTATTAAATTTTTTCTAAATTGACCAAAATCTTTTCCTAAGTATGATATATCTTTTTTTATCTCCATAATTTACCTTATTCAATAGTTACTATTCCATCTTCTCCTGCAAATATTGTTATTACTTGTTCTGATCCTGTACCTGTTACTGAAAATGTTATTTTAATTTGAATTTTATGTATTAGTAATGGATCATCTTCTTGTGTTGCAATATCTAAATCAACTATTTCAATATATGGTAACCAAAAAGCAACTGCAGTTGTTATTGTTTCTTCAATAAACGTTTTTAATTCAGACGTATTTGGTTCAAATAATGCATTTAATAAATCAGTACCAAAGTTTGGTTGTTCAAATCGTTCTCCTTTTCTAGTTAGTAATAAACTTTTTATATTAGTAGATGCTTGTTCATCAGTTGTAAATGATTTTTGAAATATTCCTTTTCCGTCAAAAGGAAATTTTACACCAATTGCAACATTTGGAGTTAAGTTTATATCGTTTATAGGAAGAACTTTGTATCCCATTTATTATCTTACTTTCTTACTATCTATTGCTTTCATTAACGCAGAATAGTCTCTTGTCATTGCCTTTTGTATACTAGGATCAACTTGCATTTGTCGTCCTGACTCAGGATCTGCTATTGTAGCTACCTGACTCATATTTCTTTGCATTCCAAATCCTTGTGCATTTTTAGAAGTCATGACAATATCTTCATTCATTAAATCTGCATAATCAGCTGATGTTCTACTTTCTACTAATTTTTCAGTTTCATTTAAAATATTTGCAAATTTATTTTCTTTAAATGTATTTTTAGAATTTATTTTATGAGACGATTTTGATTTATTTATATTGTTATTTTTTATCTCATTAACTGTAGTTTTTAATCCTTCTGACAAAATTTCAGTTAATTCGCTTTTTATAACCGTTTTTAATTCTTCTCTTATAACTTTACGTAATATTGTAATAAATTTTTGTTCCATAATTTTTCTTCTTTTTTTATAAATATTAACATTAATAATTTACGGGCGTTGGCCAGCCAGTATTTATTTTAGGTCCGTATATTTTTTTATTAGCAGTGTCGACATAATAGTCTCCAATTTTACCTAAATCATTAGTTGGAGGGGTTGTTCCATTAAATGATTGAGCAGGTGCTTCTTGTAACGATGTTAATAAATCTTGTTGTGATGATACTAATTGTGTTATTGATGCTAGTTGTTGTTTCATATCATCAATTGAAACATTTTGTTCAGTATAAAATTCAGTACCAATTGTAGCATCTTCGTTTCTACTTTGTTCTGATCCCCAACTAATACCATTTGGATTATCATATCCTATACCCGAATATAACCATGTTCCATCGCCATCGTTAAATGGACTACTAGGATTTGGAGGAACACTAGTTGGTGATCCCTGAACGCCTGATCCAGATATTAATATCCATCTGCCTCCCGGATATCCTGGTATAGTATCTCCATAATCTAAATCATTAATTGCATTTTGTAAATTTTGAGTACCTGATAATGAAGACGCATCTTCATTACATGTTTGACTTATAATATTAGCTACAGGAACTAAACTAGCAACTGCGTCTTGTAAACTAGCATTTATTTTAGGTGCTAGAGTAGTTATTAATTCTTTAACAGCTGTATTTGCGTTTGCTATAGTTAAATTTTGGGCTAATATTAATTCAGGTATTAATACTAATGGAGCTGTTACTGGATTTAATAACTGTAATGCTTTTATTGAATTTGCTATTCCAATAATAGTATTTAGTCCACCTGTTATCTTATCAATAATTGGTATAATTTCTTGTAATTTTTGAATTAATGCGTTAACGGCTTCAATTCTTTTTCTAAGTGCGTCTATTCTAGGATCATCACATTTAATATCATCTGGTAATGCAATTGCTTCAGAAACAGCTGTTGTTACTTGTAATAATATTTGATCTAAATATTTTGTAATTTGTTTGTCTAATATACCCGTTAATTGATTTGGTATAATTGGTATTTTATTTAATGGTGGTGTTAACATATTATATATCTAAAAAATGATTTTTACTGTTTATATTATTTAGTTTAGCTCGTATATCTAATAATTTTTGCTTTTGTTTAGGTGTAGATGTTATTCCAGCTGGTTCATATATTACACCTGCTAATATAGCATTTATTAAATCTGCTAAAATTTCTTTTAATTCTTTTCCTTTTACTATAGGATTACTAGCATCATCTTTACCTAATCTAGTACCTTCTCTTGAAATTAATGATATTCTTTTAGATCCATTTAATATAATAGAATCTGTTTTAGCAGATAATACAATTCTATTTGCAGATCCAATTAATTGAGAAGTATCAAATTCAGATATAGAAGTATGTTTATTTAATTCTAAATTAATACCAGCGTCAGAAACTTGTTGTGTTGAAGTTAAATATAAAGAAGCTTGATCTGTATCAAATGATTCGACTACAAATTCTTTATTTTTTTTGTTTACTTGGCCATTTGCCAATATAATAATTGGATCTGAATTTAAATTACCATTCCAACTCGGTGATATTGTATATCTTGATGAATTAGATGCATCTTGTATGGTACTTCCTAATCGTATACTATTTCCAAATCTACCTTCAATTAAAATATCTCCTTCATATGGTTGTAGTGGTGATACAACTTGTTCTTCAAATGTTTCGCCTAATGGTTTTTCTGCAATATTTTGTGGAACTTCATTAACATCATTA